AAACATCTGGGCTTCTGGCATATCAATTTTAGAGAGGACATCTTCATTGACAATGACATTGCCTTTATCTGTTAGTTTGTCTGGCTCCCAACCACGCTGCATCAGACGGTCAGCTATCTGCTTTCGGCTGGCAATATTAAATGGTATCTCTTTAGTCTTTGTCTTTAACTCTACAATCGTAGGCTCAAACTCTTCCTCTGCATTACGCTCCAATTCATGTTGCTCGTCCTCAAGTTTGGCAAGTAGTAGCTGTGCTTTCATAAGATCAAAAGCAAAGCCATTATTCTGCTGCCTGTCAACTATGATACGAACGTCACGCTCAAGATCATAACATTGATTAGAAAACTTTTTCTTTTCTTGTTCTAAGTTATGTGCAAGCTTGCGTGTCAACTCTACATCACGCTGACAATATTCCAACATCAAAGGAGAGAACTCACTGAAGTCATGGAAGTCAAGCTTCGCAAAGCCAAGCCTTTCGCCCCACGACTCCAGTGAGTGACCACCCTCTCGCACCGGATTAAATAGCTGCGACTCAAGCAGCGTGTCCCTAACTTGCAGTGGTGTGATAGACGAGCCAGTGAATTTGTTTAGCAGTGGTGCATCAAAGCTAATACCATTGTGCATAATAAACTGGTCAATCTTCTTAGACCACTCGGCAAACTCTTTACACTCATCACCTATCCATTTACGTATCTCGCCTGTCTCATAATGTTGTGCTACTATGCAGTGTATTTTCTTTGCATTAATAGCATCAGTCTCTATGTCCACCACTGCTTTCATTGTTCATATCCACTAGGTATGCATCTGACATTGGAATGTGAAAGAATTGTTCGCCCTTTCTAATGTTACGGTTGGATGCTTCTTTAACTTCTGAGTTCAGCACAGTGTCACCATCAATGAACCATGCCTGTGTGCAATCGTTACGGAAGACCACAAATGTGAGGAGGTCATTATCGCATTCTTTCTTCCATTTGTCAAGTAATCTTTTCTTTCTATGTGGTATTCGTATCTCCTTCCACGTATCAGGCCACGGTGTTCGCCAAGAGTACTTTACCTCTACCTCATAGAGGTGTCGAGGCAGGTCAGGAGACACACTGCTGACGATATCAAAGTAGGTTGTCTCGTTAGTATCTATATTATGATGGTCATTTTGTTTTAACCACGCAACCATAGCATCCTTCGCAGCCTTATCAGCTACATCATACAATGCTTTGTCAAATGTTTTCCTAACCGTCATCTTCTTCCTCCATGAATGGGTTGTCTACCTGCGTCATCCTACCAGTGTTGGAGTCATAATGCAAGTAGCAAGCAACGCCTGTCTCACCAGTGTACCTGTTCTTGAGAATACGAACCGTGGTGGTGTTTGCCTCTACCTCATCCTCTGCCTGTTGGTTACGCTCCAGAGCAAGCACAGCATCAGACAGATGTGCAATAGATGCAGACCCACGCAGATGTGACAAAGTAATCTCACGACCGTCCTCGTGTCCACGATCACCAGCGGGGCGGCGAAGGTGTGATACAAGAAGCAAACCAATCTGCGTCTCCTCAACCAGAGAGCGTAGCTTGGTCATAAGAATGTCGATAGACTTACGCTCATCGCCGTTGTCTTCCTGACCGGACACAAGGATAGAAAGGTGATCAAGAATAATCCACTTGGTATTGAGTGCCTTTGCCATGTACCGCACACGGTTCAGAATCTCATCGTTGTCCATGCTACCAAAGTGATCGAACACATAGAACCTGCCACTACCAAGCGTCTTCTCTTGCCAATCGTCAAGCTGTTCTTGTGTGTACTGATCACGAATCTCTTTGATGTATAGCCGTGCATTAGCTTCGACACTCATGAGATTGAACGCAGTCTGCTTGGTGTTCTCCTCCATAGCAAGGACGCCAATGTTCTCCTCAGTATTGTGCATCAGGTGATACATTAGTTCACGCATGATGCTGGACTTGCCCATCCCTGCGCCAGAGGTGAACGTAAGGAGTTCTCCGGTACGCATACCATAAGTCTTCTCGTTCAGCTTCGGCCATGGATACGGACAGGTCTGGTTGTGCGTCTCCTCGTACAGGCTGCGGCCAAGGTCAGCAAGGTTAATAATACCTGCTGGTGTGTAGGTCTGTGCGTTCCACCATGTCTGTACAAACTTCTCACGCTGACCGATCTTCAGATACTCGTTGGCATCCTTGAGTTCAAGGTTCATAATCTTACACTTGTTAGGCTCAAACAGTTTTGCCACGGCCTGTTGTGCGTCCTTACCTTGCTGGTCATTATCAAAGCAGAGAACCACGGTGTCGAACTTATTGAGATAGTCCAACGCCTGACGGCAGTTCTTCAGCGCAGACTGTGCGCCATTCTTGATGGAAACCACCGGCCACTTCGATCCAAGAAGTTGGTATGCGCTCATGGCATCAAGCTCGCCCTCACATACGGTAATAAACTTACCCGCCTGACCGAATACGTTCTGACCAAACAGCCCCGCCTCGGACAGATTACCCTCTGACCAGAACTGCTTGTCGCTGGTGCGGCGGAACTTTGTGCCGATGTGGTTGCTGTCCTTGTCATAATACTTATACATGTGTTCGGTGATCATGTTGCCATCCTTGGCAACCGATACACCATAACGCTTACATGTTTCCGTCGTGATCTTACGATCAGGTATATCAGAAATAATAAAGTTCTTGGGTTTCTGGTTCATGTTCACGATCTTCTTTGGTGCGGGGGTGTGTTGCATTCGGTTTCCATTCTTGTAGGGTTTGGCGGTATCGCAGCTAAAACATTTCGTACCCCAATCATAGTACGCCAGTGCGTCTGACGAGCCACAGTCGGGACAGGGTTGGTGTGTTTTGTTTTCCATAAACTTCTCCAAATTAATTGAGCCTTAGTAGTTTCGTAGAAACTCTACTACTAAGACTCAATTAAGTTTACCATTTACCTTTGCTGTGTTTGTGTAGTTCAGAAGATATTTCTTTTCGCTGTGCAGCTAACTCCCTCTCCAATGATATCAATGTTTCAATTTTATCCACTCTTTCAAGGCCACGCCATGCTGCCTTGAATGATGTTTCAATCTTGCCTCGTGTCTTTGGTTTATATACTTCAATAAGAACTTCCATATCTTTATCCTTTTTGGATTTCATAAACTCCTCGTGCAGGTTTTTGGGTAAGATACTGAACGAGGCTGGTTCTGTTTCGTAGTTCGTCCTCGGCTTCTTTTTTCGTGCGAAAATTTTGAACAACCACATCACCAAACTCCTTCTTCAATACTAGCTTCCACATAACGCACTCCATGACACAGGGAAAAGTTTATTCATGTGAGTATCAATGTCCTTTGCAATCGCTCTTGTTTCTAGCTGTGCATCTTTGGCGTTACGTAACTTGACAACTCTAGCGAAAGCCATAAGTGTACCAGACCAGTACCATTCTGTCAAGAGGCTTTGTGGTAATATTGCTCTGGCTTGTTCGGCACAGACGCCTGTATCTATCATTGCTTTGTAGGCATCAGCGCAGTGACGCTCTGCATCAGCAAACATATGATCCATCACAGACTGTGACGCCACTTTTTTTCTGAGCGAACCCTGCTTGATATCGTCTGACGCTTGTCGCCAGTAGTCAGGCTTCCAGAACTCTGGCTCTGTCTTGATGTAGCGACGACTGACCTCGTTCCAGACCAGACCCACCTGATGCTTCATCAACTGACGTGCCACAAAGACAGGAGCTTTGATCCTGAATTGTGCAGAGGCATGACCAAATGGTGTCCAGTGATTATGCTTTGCCAGATACTGTATCAGTTTGGTGTCTCCGTCTGACAGTTCCTTGCTCTCTTTATTAAAGCTAACTCTTGCTGCGTTGACCACAGATAGATCACTACCCATGTGATCAATCAGTTCAACTGTCATCGTAGGCTTCCTCCCAGATATTATCTATAAAACTTTCTTTGTCATCCATTATTTCGTCAGCCTCTAGTCGGGCCAGACGCTTGGCCTCCTTGTCGTTGTAGCCTTCAGACTTGTACTGTCCCACCAGTGAACGGAAGAGTTCTTTCCGCTCTTTCTGCCAAAGGTTTCTACTCATTAGTCTAAATCCTCTAGGTCTTTAAAAAATTGTTCTCTATCATTAACGCTATTAACATTATATCCTGACTCTTTCATTAGCTGCCAGACTTCTGTAGAATATCCAAGACTTTTTCTTAGAACGTCTTCTTTCTGTAGACGGTGCCAATCAAAGTCGTAAACTTTTGTCATCGTGTTCCACCCATTTGGTGTTTGCCTCTGTTTGTTTTGCTTTGGCTAACTCTTCTCTTAGTTCTTTAATAGTATTTTCCTGCTCTCTAACTATTCCTTTCAGTTGTTTAACATGAGTGTTAAGGGTTTCCCAAGCAGACTGTAGTTGTTTTTCAGGCACATTATACTCCTATCAGTTACGAGTGTCAACATAAAATATGTGGCTACCAACCTGACCTAACACCATGAAGTCTTCATCGACTGACCAGTACGGTGTGACATAGGCAGCATGATAGTGCGTGGCACCTGCTGTCTGACTGAGAACAGCACCCTGTAAGGCAAGCTCCGCTGCGCTAACGGACTCCTGATATGCACCAACATTAGCTATAGTTTCAGGCTTACCGTCACACCAGTACGAGAACTGGCACTTGTTTCGTATTGGTTTACCTTTCCACTTCTTACTTTGATGTACTACATCACAGATATTATCTGGATAACGGTGCGACTCAACCCTTGTAAGGATAACATTAGCCACAGCAAGCTGCGCAACAAAGGATTCTGAACGTGCTTCAAAGTATACTGCTTCAGCAAGACATGATAACTCGTCAGCCTTGGCAGTAATACTTTTAACACTTACTAAAAAGATAGCCAATAAAACAATCATAATAAACTTCATTGTAACTTCTCTATCTTTATATTAAAGGGAAAGCCAGTAGATAATTCACGAATACCATGACACATCAGATAAGCAACAGCATCTTCATAGTGTTCAAAGACATATAGCTTTTCTTTCTCTTCATCTATCATAGCATCAAAGTTATCTATATCTAAGACAACATCATCTTCTGACTGAGTTATAATATACATTACATTACTCCTGAAAATAATATATCAATAAGTATTCTTATAAAATCTAGGTTCATCGTCCTTGTCCCCTATATTTTTTCCAGTTAAGTTTCTTGTGTTTGTTTTTGGGACGGGATAAATTTCCCGCCCCTATTGATGTACGCTTCTTGATCCGATGCAGTGTCGGGTCGTACTTGTTGTCTGTCTTCTTAGACATTTTCAAGTTCTTTCCAGTAGGTTGAATCCATCATCTTCCGCACTTTTTCTTCACGAATAACTCTAGTATTTTCTTTTGGTACGTGCGTAGACCATGCCGTAGCAGCCTGATACGCAGTCCAGAGTGTACCTTCGGTGCGCTCTCCGTACTTCTCATAGTTACCACGCCCAATCAAGTGGCGGTTCTCTTCGTCAAAGGTCTTCATCAGGTTGGACAGCATCACCTTGTTAGGCACCTGTGTTTTGGTCACGTTATCAAGACGCTTTGCCAGTGTGCTGCTAAACAGTTTAATAGCCTCACCTCTGGACACAGGAGTATTGTACCAACCACGCATCTTATTTATACCAGCGTTCGCAATGTAGTCTGATGCTGCCCTGATCTTACCAGCAAAGCTAGGCACAGAGAAGTTCTTGGAGTGACGACCATAGACATACGCCAGCTTGTTGCCATCAACCAGAGTATTATAACACGCAGCACGAAAGAAACCCATCATGCCGTTGTTAGCCCATGTCCTGTTGTGGCTGGTGCGGAACTTGAACTGTGGCGTGACCGTATCATTCCTTCCATCTATGGTTGCAGCTTCGGCATTGAACTTGGCAGTAAGTTCTAGCTGTTCGCCGTTGCCAATCACATTGGTTTGGAACTCGGCCTCATCAAGATTAATACCCGACATACTGATAGCTTCTTCAAGGTTCTCCACGATATCAAGATATTGTACAGGCTCATAGCTATCAGACACAATAGCTATGGGTTGCTTAGTATCAACACGTCGAAGACCAACACCCAATGAGGGGTCAATCTTCCCCCCGTCAATGCCTCCAAAGTTAGGGTTGAACGCACCAAGGTCAAACTTCTCTACACGAAAGTTAAGTACATCATGGTTAAACATTTTGGTTCTCTTTCATCTTTAGGTTGAAACGAATTTGGTGTAGTTGTTGAATACACTGTGACAATTTGTCACTATCTTTGAGTTTTACTAAACCATTTAATTGTAGCTGGCTTAGTATCTCTAGTGTCTCCTCTATTGCTTCAAGAGTGTTCATCGCCCCAATCCCTGTATCCATCTGTTACAGATTGAAGCTCATGTTCTAGCCATCCATTGAGTTCTTCAATATCAATCTCCTCTGGCTTTGTATCAAAGGCAATAAGTTCCATGTACTCCTCTACCATTGGACGGCACCATTCGTCACCGCCATAGTTAAGAAACTTCTGGACATCTTCGATGTCTTTGAACTCAGGAACATTCATGTTACTCTCCTCCAAGTTGAATATCTTTTAATGTATACTCTGCAAGTATACCATTAAACGTATTAGAAATCAAGCACAATCCGTTTAGCACGGACGGTGCATTAGTCATAGTAAAAACCATAGCCGCCATCAGGGATTGCTCGGCTATTTCCAGATCGTCTTTGTCCTCCTGTTGTAGCAGTGTTAGTTCGCTGTAGACTTGATCGAATACTTTCATTTCCATATTCTTGTTCCTCTATTATATCATACCATGCGTTCATTTATAATAATCCAATGTTAGTTCCTCATCTTCTATGATATCTTGAAGAGTGAACAGGTTATAAATCTCACAGTCATCCCAATCGTGAACCTTTCGTAGCTCACAGTTAGGTTTTTCTGTGTGGTTTAGGTAGCCACCGATGGGTGTTCTAATCAGACCATAGAACATGGGTACGTTGATATGTGTCGCACCCAAGTCTGTCTCTGCCGGGATGTCCATCGTGG